CCTGGTAGTTCTAAGGATGACTGTGTTCTTAATGACTTGAACTCCGAATTTGAAAAAGAGTTTGACGATTCTTCTGTTGTTTTGGATGATAGAAAGGATCATCCTGATGATTTTTTAAATTCCAGAATTAAACATGTCTCTTTGATTGATTTGTTGAAACAAACTACACCCCCTCCTTACCATGTGGATCCTTCTGTTGTTGAGCAACTTGGCAAATATAGTACTAATAAAATTGAGATGTTTAGACAATGGGTTGACAAGTTCACTAATGATGATACTGTTCATATTTGGACTATTGTACTTGTTGATAATATGTATCAATATATGGGGCCATGTATATTGGAGTGTATTGGGTGTGAAAGTTCTGTTATTAAGCGAGTTCTTACAGTTTTCTTTAGTAGATATGCTTTGGCTTTTGCTGCCGACATTTCAAACAATTTTTGTGAACCAGAGCCAACTATCTTGGAGGATTTATACAAGCCTAGAAAAGTTATGTTGAACTATTGGGATCGTTTTAAGAAGTTTTTCGTTAAGTTTAACATGAAGTATAACTTGTTGTGGGATTTTGGTATGGTTATGTCTTATTTTGGTTGGATGGCTGCTGTTGCTGGTGGCTACAAATTGATATCCATGTTGAGTGGTGAGAGATCTGATAAAATTGGAAAAGATCCCTCTATAGTCAAGGTTGACGAAGTGCGGAATTATTGTTATAAGGAATCGAAGGACTCCCCTATCCGTCATTGCGAAGGTTGTGATTATACTGCTGAGCCTGATATTGATCGTGATTGTAGTCTATCACTTGTTTTTAATTCACGCTGTTTTAAGACTGGTAAAATTTTAGAGTTTTCACGTGAAGTCTTCCCAGAGCGTTGTTGTGATAATAATTGTCGCCAGAAGATTTGGCATAATAAGCATTTATTGAGACAAGAAGAGTACTTGGGTGTCGAATTTAAAACTCTTGATGAAGGTGGTGAAGCTCCTTTTGCTTATTATAATGAGAGTTTTAGTAATAGTCGAAATGCTAAGGAGCCTCACCA